GATTAGTTGCTGGGATACCAAACTTGACACGATATAGCCAAAAATAACGATACTTTCCGTTTGCTTTTTTAGCCCTAAAGCCTACCGCAACAGGGTCACCGCCATCTTCACTGGTTGAAATAAGCACATGATTGTCATCAATGGTTGCTCCTGTAAGATCTCCTGCAGCAGTCACTCCAATATCATCAATACCAAGCGCTAATGTGCCGCTTCTAAACTCTTTAATGATTTCAGCCGCACCATCATCGGCATAAAGCGTTGCTTCAGCAAGTTCCACTGAAAGCTCTGCACTGATGGCTTTTGCCAAGGGCACCGGGGTTTCATAAGTCTCATCACCGCTTGCATCCTCGGTGATTTTTGCATAATAAAGTCTATCAAGACCAATCGTAGCCATATTTTATTCCTCCATTTCTAATTTAAATTCATAGGGTTTTGCCACATCAATGGCATAGTGGTGGTAACCAGTATCATCTTCATGCCCGATATACCTACGGTCTGTTATTGTAAAATCCGCACCCAATAGAGTGCGGACTAAATTATTTTTAATGCCTATATAGTTACCTTTTACAAATAGGGAAAGTCTAGCTTCCTGCACTTCATATTCTGGCTTGTTATCAGCATGAACCTCAAACAAATCGACAAGAGGTGTGATTACAAGATAAACATCAGGAGGCACACCAGAAAAAACACCTGTCTCTACTGGAATGCTACACATGTCTGCTATGAGATTCAAATCTTTTAAGATGCTCATATTTTATCCACCTCTTCATCAAATCGCTGTTTCATTGCTTCTATACAGGCTTTTCTTGAAGTCCTTCTTGCAGGCTTTAAAAATGGTTTTGGTGGTTGACCGGATTTCCCATACTCTATGATATTGGCTATCTTGGCATTGCTTTCACCATTTCTTCTTGGTTCTTTAAAACCCACTTTTACATTGAAATTACCGTTTCGATCAAGCTTAGCAGGGGAGACACCAAGGGAATCGACTAGTTCACCCGTAGACCGGCTTTTTTCTTTTGTTCCACTTCCAATAGTCCCTTGTAAATTTGACTTTACTCTTTCTAGAACTACTTCCCCTCCTGATTCCAGCACCTTTGGTATAATTTCATCTGTCTTATCACCCAGCTTTGAAAGTTTTAGAAGAAAATCCTCCGGCATTTTAACATCTGCTTTAGCCACTTGATGCCACCACCTTTTTCGCCAAAACTTCAATATACATACCTTTTCCTTTTACATCCTCCACACTTGTGATTTCGTATCGTCCATCACTGCACGCAATGACCATCTTAGTAGACACCGGAATATCCGGTATCTTACGAAAGCAAAACAGTGCGGTGGCTTCAGAGAAGGTTGCTCTATTGGCCCATTTTTCATTCCCGTGACGATCTTCCTTATAAGCACGAACAGACGCAACAATGGTATCAGTGGGTTTACTAAAACCCTCACTGTCTTTTGCTGTTTCAACAGAAATAATATCTATAAAGGTATTCATTTTTCCAAAGCTCATACGCTACACCTTCCAATCCCGATCAAGCCTGAGCAGTAAATTTACCGTATTCCAAACCTGCTGGCCCGCCTGCACATTGTCAGCAAAAAAGCCACCCGTACTGCCATCCCGACTTTCATAGAAGTGGGATGACAGCATGATGATGGCTTGCTCCGTAGTTGGCGGCATTGCATTTTCGCTATAATGACCTTCCGGCAGATGCTGGTAACTCTCGGCATAGGAGGTTGCAGTGGTGATGTATGTCTGAAGAAGTTCATCATCACGATCATGCTCAAGAATTAGATTTGCCTTTACCTTTTCAAACAGTGTCATCACCGTCACCTTCCTTTCTCTACGGAGTATCCTCTACCATTATTCCAGTGGCTTTTAACTTGGTAAGAAGGGCATTAAAGTCCGTTACCAAGTCCTCTACAGTAGCCGCAGTGCTTGCTGGTTGATTCTCAAGAACAGGGAGGCCGGTTACTTTGGCCCCCTCTTCTATGACAAGCTCACCACCGATTACGGTCTTTTCTCCACCTTGCTTGGTATAATTCTTCGTGTTATAACTCATCATTTGCACCTCCCATTAAGCCTTTTGCTCTAGGATTTTAACAGCTTCAGGAAGGATCAATTTACCGTCCACACGTTGGCTTGCAAGGAAACCAACTTGACCAGTGGTTGCAAATAGCTCATTTAAACGCTTGAAAGAACGTCCTTGTCTGTCAGCAATCCAGTAGTAACCAAAGTCACCGAATGCGATGGTCTTTGCCCCAGCCTCAATAATTGGAGCATAGGCTGAAGTATATACTGGACGGTTTAGCAATGTATCTGGAGTACCCGCAGTCAGCGAAGGCTGCCATAGATATTGGCCCTGTCCGTCTTTAAGTTTTCGGATTGCTTTCACCGTTGCATCATTCATTAAGAACACTGCATTTTTTCTGTATGGTGCTTTTAACGAGTAGACAAGATCGATAATCTCATCTGCTGTAATTGCTGTAGCCGAGCCTGCAGTAATCCCAAGCTGTGCTCCCCCAGTAGCATTGAAAATACCTGTAGGCTTTCCATCAGCATCTCCAACAAGAAATGCTTCCTCTTCCTTTGCTCCAATTCTTCGAGCAAACTCAGTGGAAATATAGCTTTCTAGATTAAATACACTATCGTTTAAGAGCTCATCAGAGACTTTGATCATCGTACCCAACTTATATGCACCAATGGAAGTCTGACCAAATACTGAATCACTCTCATCAAATTCCTCGCCTTCATCAAGCCAAGCCGCAGTTCCTTTGGTCACTACAACAGGAATTTTTCTATCACCACTTGAAGTCTGAATAATCTTTGCCAGCTTACGGAACACATTTTCTTCCTCAAGGGTTTGAATTAGGGTACGTTCAAATTCATCTGGAACAAGATATCCACCCTCAGAATCAGTTCCTACAGAGAGGGAATTGAGTACATCATGTCTAGGATTTTTGCTTCGCATGACATTCCAGAATGACTTCTTGTAATCATCACTAGCTCTTCCAGTCTTTGTTTCCATCCCTGGAATATTTGGTTTTCCAGTAAGAGGCATATTCACAGGTTTGTTAAGTTCTGCTTCAAGTGCCTCTTGGCGTTCCAGTCTTGCGATTTCCTTTCCAAGATTAACAATGTCCTCTTCCATTCTGTCGTAGGTTACCGCATCCTCCGCAGAAACAAGCCCGTCACTGCCACGTTTTGAATCAAGAAATGCCTTCGCTGACTCCCATGCTTTTGCGCGTTTTTCACGCAGCTCAAGAATTTTACTCATTTTGATTTCCTCCTAATATTTTAATAAATTAAGCCGCTCATAAAGCGGGTCGGTTGACTGTTTTACAACTGGCTTTTTAAGCTTATCCATTAATGAATTGGTCACCGCTCTTCTGCTAAATACAAAGCTATCTTGTACAGTACTTTCTCCAGTCCTAAACATGATGTCATCAGCAAAACCAAGCTCTACTGCTTTATTGGCATTAAGCCATGTTTCTGCATCCATCAGATGGGATAGTCTTGTTCTGGATAAACCAGTTTTCAGTTCATAAGCATTGATGATACTTTCCTTTACTTCATCTAGCATTTGCACTGCCTTTTGCATCTCATCACTATCACCTATTGCTATGGTGAAGGGGTTATGGACCATCATCAGTGAGGTAGGTGACATCAAGACTTCTGTTCCTGCCATTGCAATGACTGATGCGGCTGATGCTGCAATACCGTCAATCTTTACAGTGACATTGCCTTTGTAATCCATCAGCATGTTGTAAATCTGTGATGCTGCGATACAATCGCCACCGGGTGAATTGATCCAAACAACAATGTCTCCTTCGCCACTCATAAGCTCTTCTTTAAAAGCTACCGGAGTAACATCGTCTTCAAACCAACTTTCCTCTGCAATTGCACCGTTAAGGTAGAGGGTTCGTGTCTGTGTATCTGAATCACGCACCCAGTTCCAAAACTTTTTCATTTGGCTTTTTCCTCCAATCCTTCTTTATTTGCAAATATGCCCGCGTCCGCGAGTTTGGTCATATTGCCGTTAATTAGGTATAAATCTCCTCCAA